AGGCTGCTGCGATTCGCGTCAGAGCCTTCGCGCCATAGGTTGCCATTTCGCTCTCCTTGCTCTACGCGGTGTAGGCGATGGTCTCGTAGACCGTCACCTCAGCCGTTGCTGAGACCGTCAGGTAGTCCTGATCGGCATATGTATCGGTTCCCATTGTCGTGCTTGTCACGGCAACCTGGACCGCTTCACCAGAGATGGTGACCGCGCCGTTGAAGGCGTCGCGGAGCCAACTTCGGAAAGTATAAAGGTCGCGGTACTTCTGCTCCATTCGTGGAATCGGGAGCAAGTACGCCACGACGTTGACGGTCAGCACAACCGTGCGGTTGCCTGAGCCAACGCTGATCGAGTCGTCCGCTGGGAGCAGCACGATGGCTGGCACAACAGCGAGGGATTCTGGAGGGGTCGTGTGGACAGCTCGGATGGCATACCCCACAGGTGGCTCAACTGACTTGAGCCGCTCGGCCATTGCGTCAAGGATGGTTAGGTCGTTCATCCCCATTGCCTTACAGAAGGCGCTGGCGGATTCGTAAGCTCAATGATGAACTCATCAACCCAAGCTTGTGCCTCTTCTCGATCAGCCCAAGCGCGACCGTCGGGATGTACGTCCTGCAAGAAGAACGGCGCGCCTGTCACCGTAGGGTTAGCGTCGTCCCAAATCCTGACGACATTCTGGCTGTCAATCTCGTATCTATATGCCATAAGCCCTCCTAAACCTGACTGTATGTAATTGGACTAAACAGAAGCTTGCTCAACCCGCTTGGGGATGTAGCAACCTTTCCATTCGTTCCGTCGGATTGTCCGCAAATAGCGATCAGACCATCGCCACCAGCTACTGCAAAAACAGATGAGGTTGAAAAGCCCGATGTCCTTGAGGTCCACGTCGTGCCATCTGTTGAGGTTGAAACTTTACCCACATCACCAACCGCAACAAAGACACCGTCAATGTATTTCAGACCATAAATAATATCGGTTCCGAACTGAGAAGTCCGCGCTGTCCAGGTGACAAGGTCTGGGCTTGTCCTAATCTTGCCGCCGCCGCCAGCAATAACCCAGAGACCTGCGCCGTAAGCAACGCCGTAGATGTCCGCAAGCATTCCAGGGTTCTGACCAGTCCACGTCGTTCCGTCTGTTGAGCTTCCAAGCTGTGTAGAGTTGACGATGTAGCCGGTCACAACAACATATTTACCATTTCCGTATGCAACAGCTTGGATAGTATTGGTGGACACATTCGCTGTCCTAGCAGTCCACGTTGTGCCATCGGTTGACGTTGCAAGTTTCCCGCCATCACCGCCAGCTAGGTAGATGTTATTCCCATAGCCGACCGCGTAGATAACGTCGGATGCGCCAAACGTGGCGGACAAGTCTCGCGCAGTAAAGGTCACACCATCTGGCGTTGTCCGCAGCTTCCTTGATCCCGCTGAAAGGACAAAGAGATTGTTTCCAAATGTTGCTGAATAGATGCTCTCGGCAAATCCAGGCGTGACGGATGTCCAAGTTGTTCCGTTTGTAGATTTTGCTCCTGCATCACTATATCCAGCAGCGAGAAACAGGCCGTTTCCGTAGGCAATCGCAGTAAGTGCTTGGTTGCCAGCGTTAGACGTTCTCAGCGTGTACGTTGTGCCGCCGTAGCCGCCAACACTTCCGATATTACTCGTGGCTGTAATCCTTCTTGCCGTGTTTGCGGTAAAGGTTGATGCGATGGAGTTGATTGTGATTGGTGTATCCGAGCCAATGTTCTGCACCGCATACGCTCCGCTTGTCACGCCAAGAGCCGTACCAGCCGCAGTGCCGGCAACCTCAACCCAATATCCGCCGCCGCCGCTGGGCGTCGTCCACGCTGGCACACCGCCTGAGACGCTTAGAACCTGGCTTGCCGTCCCAATACCCAATCGAGCAGGAGTGTTGGCAGACGAGGCGTAGATGATGTCGCCAGTGGTCGTAGTCAGCGTCTTCGGGATTGCGCCGTTGGCAAGGTCATAGGCTGCCTTGACTGCGGTTGGCGTAGCGGCAAGCACGCTGCTGGTCGTGGATGTGGAATCGGAGAGCTGGACCGCTCCGACGACCGAGGTCGTGGCGGCGGCAATAGAGATGACTGGCGTCGTGCCACCTGACGATGCGATAGGCGCCGTCCCTGTGACGCCTGAGACCTTCGTATCTGCTCGGTCGTACGCCGCCTTGACCGCTGTCGGTGTAGCCGCCAAGACGCTTGACGTCGTAGAGGTGGAGTCAGAGAGCTGCACTGCGCCGACGACGGAGGTCGTGGCCGCAGCGATGCTGATTGCTGGCGTTGCCCCGCCTGAGGAGGCGATAGGCGCTGTGCCGGTGACGGAGGTCACCGTGCCTGTTGCTGGAGCAGCCCACTTCAATCCAGTCGCTTCTGCTGAGTCTGCCGTCAGAACATAGGTGTTCGTCCCAACGGCAAGGCGCGCAACGGTATCGGCTGCGGTTGCGGCGATCAGGTCACCCTTGACGTCCACGATTGACTTGGGGACGGCTGCGCCTGCAAGGTCGTATGCCGACTTGACCGAGTTCGGGGTTGCCGCCGTAGTGATTGAGGTGGAGGAGGTCGAGTCGGTGAGCTGCACGGCACCCTTGACAGCGGTGGTGGCGTCAGCGATAGAGATGGCTGGAGTCGTGCCACCGGATGAAGCAATCGGTGACGTGCCGGTGACGGACGAGACCTTGGTATCTGCTCGGTCGTATGCGGCTTTGACCGCCGTTGGCGTTGCAGCGAGGACGCTGCTGGTCGTAGAAGTTGAGTCGCTGAGTTGCACCGCGCCCTTGACAACGGTCGTGGCGTCAGCGATGGAGATTGCCGGGGTCGTTCCGCCCGATGAGGCGATTGGCGAGGTGCCAGTGACTGAGGCGACCTTCGTGCCAGCCAAGTCATATGCCGCCTTGACCGCCGTTGGGGTCGCGGCAAGGACGCTGGATGTGGTGGAGGTGGAGTCGCTGAGTTGTACGGCCCCTACGACAGCGGTCGTAGCAGCGGCGATGGAGATGACAGGGGTTGCGCCGCCAGATGATGCAATCGGTGCAGTCGCCGTCACGGCGGTGACGCCACCGCCAGCGGCAGCCCACTTCAGCCCGGTTGCCTCTGCTGAGTCTGCTGTCAGGAGGTAAGTGTTTGCGCCAACAGGAAGGCGCGTGACGGTGTCGTTTGCCGAGGCGACAAGGATGTCGCCCTTCGCATCCACGACGGACTTAGGCACAGCGGCGTTTGCTGTGGACTGAGCTGACGCTGCGTCGGTGACTCCAGTGCTTCCCCGGTCATACGCCGCCTTGACGGCAGTCGGTGTGGCGGCAAGCACACTGCTCGTGGTGCTGGTCGAGTCTGAGAGCTGCACGGCGCCAGCAGCCGAGGTTGAGGCTGCGGCGATAGAGATTGCAGGTGTTGCGCCACCGGAGGAAGCAATCGGGGTTGTGCCAGTGACTGAGGTCACTCCGCCAGAGGCGGCCGCCCACTTGAGTCCTGTGACCTCTGCAGAGTCAGCAGTGAGGACATAGTTGTTGGTGCCGACAGGCAATCGGCTGACGGTTGCCGATGCTGTTGCCGCGATCAAGTCTCCCTTGGTCGTGACGGTCGCCTTCGGGATAGCGGCGTCTGCCGTGGACTGTGCGGCGACAGCAGCCGCCTGCGCGGTGGCGGCGTTGGTCACGCCAGTGCTGCCTCGGTCATAGGCGCTCTTGACGCTGTTCGGCGTTGCTGCGGTCGTCGTGCTGGTTGAGGAGATTGAGTCCGTGAGCTGCAAGACGCCAGCCGCAGCGGTTGATCCGGCGCTGACGCTCAAGTTGGCGGCAGTCGATGTGCCAGCGTTGGTCAGTGGGGCATTGACAGCAACCGTGCTGGCCGTCCCCTGAACCCCAGGGTTGGCGACCACGACCTCCGTGCGGTCGTCGTTGATTGAAACGATGTAGTTGTCTAGATGGACTTCTACGGTCATCGCGTCACCTCAGGCGAGACGTTGGCAGTTCCTTCCAAGAGGCGGGTGACGATCCCTGCGCCGCTTACAAGTTCAAGGTCCCACACACCGCTCCACGGAGCGTCGAGCGCGGCCGTGGTGCCAGCGGCAATCACGATGGCGATTGTTCCGGCTGCGCCGCCGAGTGTAATGCCAGCGGATGACGTCAGGCTGAAGATCGTCGTAGAAGTGTCGTAGGTCAAGCGCGCCTGGGCGCGTGCCGTGTAGCCAGTCAAGTTGATTGCAGTTCCAGCCGAATCCTTCCAGGTAATCGTGAGCTGGAAGGTTGCACCCTGCTTGACGTCAATGTTGAACTGATTGCCAAGTGCCATTAGCGTGCCAACCCTCCGCGCTTCCTGTACGGATCAAGAATCAATGCTGCCTCAGGATGCAGCGCACGAGTCTGGCGCAGGATGCCTCCGAGGTCTTGGCTGCCGATCACGCCGAAGGGACTTGTCCGGGACGCCCAGACTGCATTCGCCTGGATGATGGCAGCTTGAGTCACGGCAGCCGGCGTGCTAGGGAAGCCGAACACGCCAGTCACCTTGACGCCGAGATACACATCCTTGGGAAAGTTGCGCGGCCATGTGACTGAGGTGTCAATCTCAGTGTACGGCCAGCCGTCAAGCGCCGCGTTGCGTGGCGCCAAGATGTAGTCGGTGTTTGCCGTCCATGTCGTTTCGTAGGTTCCGTTCGCATCATCGTCGGTCTGAAGCGACGACACGCTGACAAGATCGTCCACAAGAACATATTGGAAATCCTCGGC